CACAAAACAAGTTAAGCAGATCGCTAGTAAAGAAGTTAAGTCGCACGAAAAGCGTATGCACAAGATGGCAAAAGGTGGCGTAACTACTGAATCCATGGAAAAATACGGTCGTAATATGGCTCGTGCCATGAACCAAAAATCCAACGGAAGAGGTCGATAATGGCTAAGTTCTCGCAGAAGGTTAAGGGTAAGGAAGTAGGTCAGGCTGATGTGTATGCTGCCCCGCATGACATGAAGGGTAAAGCGTCTAGCATTCAGGCTGATTCTGCTTACACCACTGGCGCTAAGGTTATGGATGAAATGAACATCTCTGTTGCTGGTATTAGCAAGGGTAATACAAAACCTGTTAAGACTGACGGCATCAAGATGCGCGGTGCTGGTGCAGCGACCAAGGGCGTGATGTGTCGTGGGCCGATGGCTTAAGTTTGCAGTGACCTAAGAATAAGTTATCAATGAACTATACCGAGTTAAAAGCTGCGATTCAGTCGTACACGGAAAACTATGAGACCGAGTTTGAGTCTTATATTCCTACGTTTGTACAACAAGCTGAAGAGCGTATTTATAACACTGTCCAACTTCCATCTATACGAAGGAATCAGACTGGTACGTTGACGGCTAATAATAAATACCTGTCAGCACCTGGTGACTTTCTTTCTGTGTACTCGATGGCGGTGATCCAAAACTATCAGTCAGCCAATGAGACATACACGTACTTGTTGAACAAAGATGTGAACTATATCCGCGAAGCGTATCCAACGCCCGCAGATACAGGTGTACCAGCGTACTACGCTATCTTTGGGCCATCGGTGAGCAGTAATATAACTACCAATGAACTGACATTTATTATGGGGCCAACGCCCAATACGTCGTACACGGTTGAGCTGCATTACTACTATTACCCGCAATCAATTGTGACGGCTGGCACTAGCTGGTTGGGTGATAACTATGATCCAGTGCTGTTGTATGGCTCCTTGCGCGAGGCTTATCTGTACATGAAGGGTGAGCAGGATTTAATCGCTAATGTAGAAGCAAAGTACAACGAAGCATTAGGTCAGTTGAAACGTCTGGGTGATGGCATGGAGCGTCAGGATGCGTACCGCAGTGGTCAGACTAGGGTGAGAGTCACATGACGATATACCAAGGACTGACTACAAGCTTCAAGGTTGACATGCTGAACGGTAAGCAAAACGTAGCATCAGACACATTGAAGATGGCGTTGTACACGGCGTATGCCTCGCTAGATCAGGATACTACTGCGTACACACCAGGCAATGAGATTAGTGGTACTGGCTACACGGTTGGTGGAAATGTTTTATCTAACGTAACTATTAATAGTGGTAGCAATACAGTGTATGTAAGCTTTAGCAATGTAGTTTGGAATCCTGCTCAGTTTACTACCAGAGGTGCATTGATTTATAACGCAACAAAATCAAACGCCTCAATAGCAGTATTGGACTTTGGGGCTGATAAGATTCAAACTGGCAATAACACATTTACAGTAACTTTACCGCCTGACACAGAGTCTAGTGCGCTAATTCGTATAACGTAAGGAGTAATCATGAGTATCGAAAATTCTAAATCTAGTGAAGTCGTTGCTGGTTCTGTAGAGCGCAAGACAGGCTTTGTAGAAGATTTGTCGGCAGGTGGTGTGTTCACTGTTACTTGCATGGACAAAGATGGACATGAAAAGTGGGTAGAAATTGCGCCTAATCTGGTGGTAAATACTGGCCTGCAAGACATGAATACTAAGTTCTTTACTGGCGCTGCTTACACGGCTGCTTGGTATGTTGGCTTAGTTAACGGCACATCTGCTACCACGACGTTCTCTGGTGGCGATACGCTGGCTTCTCATGCCGGTTGGGCTGAAAACAGCAGCTACACAGGCAACCGTAAAGCAGCTACGTTTAGCGCAGCAACGCTGGCAGACCCGTCTAACATTAACAACTCCGCATCTACCGCATCGTTTACTATGAACGCTAACGCAACTATTGCTGGTGCTTTCTTGGCTAATGTGGCGACAGGTACATCAGGCTTGCTGTTTTCGGCGGCAGACTTTCAGTCCCCCGGAGACCGTACTGTGGTAAGTGGTGACGTGTTAAACATCACTTACTCGTTTAGCCTTGACGCATCCTAATAGGAGAAGAACATGACAACATTTGTCAAAGGCCAGACTGTTCGCATGAAAGCAATTGTTCCACAAGGCCCAGTTGCTAAAATGCGTATGGATGATGATGGCAAGATAGAATATCTTGTTGAGTGGACAACCACTGATGGTGTAACGCAAGAGCGTTGGTTTACGGAAGAGCAACTTGAGTCAGCGGAGTAATGAGTGGCTCAAGTTGATGGCGGCTATAGCAGTGGAAACTGGGGTGAGCCTGCGGCGTGGGGCTGTTCGGTTTATTACCCGCTAATCTCCAACGCAGGTTGGGGTAATGGTGCGTGGGGTGCTGATGGTTGGGGTCTGGGTAATGGCGGTTTAGTAGTCGCTTCCGACTCTTGTAATGTAGCAGCTAACGCCCCTGTATTAGCTACCATCTCTGAGTCTGCCAACGTAAGTGACACGTTTGTCGGTGATGTAGTTTTAGTAGCTAGTATTGACGAATCAGTTATTGTTTCAGAGGTAGTAGCAGCAGGAATTGTGTATGCAAGTTTGTTTAGCGACACAGTAAGTGCAAACGAAACTGTATCAAGCGCAATTATATTTGGTAGCACGGTTTCTGAAACAGCAAACGCAAGTGATGCAGTAAGCACACTGGTTGTGTTAGGCAGCGCGGTATCAGAGACAGTACAAGCAACAGATGTGGTTGATAAGTTCTTGGTGTTTGCAAGTAATATTGCTGAGACAGCAAATGTTACCGATACATTTGAAGCGGGGTTAACATATCCAGCTAGTATAGAAGACACAGCAAATATTTCAGAAACAATTGTAAGTACGTTTGGTATTTCTGGTGAGGTTGCTGAATCATCAAATGTAAGTGATACGTTTAGTTTGGTGCGAACATCGTTTGGTGAAATAAATGAAACGGTTCAAACAACAGATGTGGATTCAGCATTAGCAATATTCTTAGCATCTGTTCTTGAAATAACAAACGCGGCAGATATAGACCAATCAGAAACTGATAGTGATACAAATTTAAACGAATCAGTAAGAGCATCAGATACAGTAAGCAGCAGATATTTGTGGGAGCCAATCAATACCGGAATTACCGAAGATTGGGTGCCCATAAACACTAACTAAGTAAGGAAGAATTATGGCAAGCACATATAGTAGCCTAAAGATCGAACTGATCGGAACAGGCGATCAGGCAGGTACGTGGGGTAATACCACAAACACCAACCTTGGCACAGCCCTTGAGGAAGCTATCACTGGTTCTGCCAACGTCACTTTTGCTAGCTCAAATGCGGCGATAGCACTGACAGATACAAATGCAGCTCAAACTGCGCGTAACTTACGGCTTAATTTAGTTGGAACTATTTCCAACGTACAAACATTGTTTGTGCCAGCGATTGAGAAACAGTATTTAGTGACAAACGGTTTATCCAACTCTGTCATTATTTCCAACGGTAGTAACGCTTCTCCGACAGGGACTACGTTTACTTTGCCTGCGGGAAGAAGTTCAATTGTGTTTAATGATGGTACAAACATCAATGACGTAATAACTTTTATAACTTCGCTAAGTAACGTAACCATTAACGGCGGTACATCTAACGGCGTAACATTTAGCAATGTATCAATTGTTAGCGGCAACATAAACAACATCACATCAAATGCTTCTACGTTTAGTAATGTAACCATCAACGGTGGTACAGCTAACGGACTGACAAGCACGAACGTAACAATTACTAGCGGTTCTGCTAATGGCATAACTGTCAGCAATTCAACATTAGTTAGCTCGCAGTTCAACGCATACACAGAAGGCATTACTACAGGGTATGTAAATACAGGTAGTGCGTTTACTTTAAACATTGCAAACTCAACCATCATCACAGCTAACTTGTCGGCTACATGTACGTTTACTATGCCTAGCAATACAGCGGGTAAGTCGTTTATTTTGTTTTTGAAGACAGGCGCTGGTACTAACACAGCTACGTTTACCGGAGTTAAGTTTGTTGGTAATACAGCTCCTACCATTACTGCTGTTGCAAACCGCTTGGACATATTGACGTTTGCTGCTGACGGGTCAAACTGGTACGGCAATTATGCTCAAGGGTATGTACCTTAATAGGGGTTTATAGATGTTTGCTTATACCAAAATAATGCAGGCACTTGCTGCTGCTGGCGGAAGTCCTTACCTTGTCGTTCAGCGTTTTCTTGCTACCGGAACGTGGACTTCTCCTACGGGCGTAACAAGTGTTGACTATCTTGTAGTTGCTGGTGGGGCAGGGGCAGCTAGGGATGGCGGTGGTGGTGCAGGTGCTGGCGGTTTTCGTACTGGTACTGCATTGTCTGTAACTGCTAATACTGATTATACCGTTACGGTTGGCGCTGGTGGTGCTATAGCAGTAAATGGAAATGATTCAACATTTTCTTCAATTACTTCAACAGGTGGCGGTACTAGCGGAGGAAATACTCCGTCTGTAACTAATGCTCAAAGTGGTGGTTGTGGTGGAGGTGGTGCTGTTAGTGGGAGTTCTAGCCCCGGCGGGGCTGGTAATACTCCAGCAACTATACCAAGTCAGGGTAATAGTGGCGGCAACAATTATTTTGCTGGCCCTCAATATGGTTCTGGTGGGGGTGGTGGTGCAGGGGCTGTTGGTGTAGCTGGAACAACAACTGCTTCAGGCAATGGAGGTGCAGGTACAGCATCTACTATTAGTGGCAGTTCTGTAACTTATGCTGGAGGTGGCGGTGGCGGTGGTTCTTCACAAGGCTCTACTGCTGGCGCAGGTGGTGCTGGTGGTGGCGGTGCAGGTGGTTTATCTGGTGCTGCTGGAACTAATGCTACTGCTAATACAGGTGGTGGTGGAGGTGGTTCAGGCATTAGTAATTCATCTCCCGGCACAGGCGGCTCTGGCATAGTTATTCTTTCTTATATTGTTCCCGCACAAACAATTTTTACATTTAAATCATCGACTACATGGGTAGCACCAACTGCTGCCACTACTGTTGATTATTTGGTTGTGGCTGGTGGTGGAGGGGGTGGCAGAGGGCGCGGTGGTGGTGCCGGGGCTGGTGGATTTAGAACAGGTACTGGGTTATCAGTAACCGGTGGAACCGAATATACAATTACTGTTGGCGCAGGTGGCACGGGCGATACAGGAGGGGGTGGAGCAAATGGAGGTAATTCTACTTTTAGCTCCATAACATCTAATGGTGGTGGATTTGGCGGTGCAGAAATTACTCAAGGCCCATCACAAACTGGCGGGAATGGAGGCTCTGGTGGCGGATCAACATTTCCAAATTCAAGTGCAGGAGGTTCTGGAAATACGCCATCAACCTCTCCAAGCCAAGGTAATAATGGTGGTAACGGCGGTCAACCACAAACCGATATAGGTGGTGGCGGTGGTGGAGCTGGTGCCGCTGGTTCTAATGGTGGTGCAGCACCTGCTGGTAATGGCGGAAATGGAACAGCATCGTCCATTTCTGGTAGCTCTGTTACTTATGCTGGCGGTGGTGGAGGTGGTGGCCCTTCTTCATTTGGTACAGGTGGTTCAGGCGGAGGTGGGAATGGTGGTGGGTCAGCAGGGGTGGCCGGCGGAAATGGCACTGCAAATTTAGGCGGTGGCGGTGGCGGAGGTGCTGGTACAGGTAGTAGGGGTAATGGTGGAACAGGTGGTTCTGGCATTGTAATTATTAAAATTAACCAATAAACACATGGAAACTAAACTCTACAGAATGTACGGTATCGACGTAGCTATGCAACTGTTGCGTCCGGGCGCTAAATGGGAAATATCCAACACAATGTTTACCCGTTGGGAAGACCCTCGTCCATGTCCAAGTTGGGAAGAAGTAGTTTGGGTTATGGATAAAATTCGTGAGTTTGAAGACAGCATTCCAACTGTGTGGTTGCCAGAGCAGCTTGAAAAAATGAAAAATGATTCCGAAGAATTTGATAAGGCGGTTGCGTGAATATAAATAATCTATTCCCGACAGCAGTAGGTTTTTCCAAGCTAGGCCGTGACCTCACCCAGCAAGAGCTGGATTTTATTATTGGTCAAGCGCGTTACCCAAATGAGGGAAATACGACTAGCGAAAACAGAAAACTGCTAAAGTCTGTAGAGCTGACAGAGATACGTGAGTTTATTGAAGACGCGATGCTAGAGTATTTTAAGTCAGTACATGCGCCTAAATTTGATGTAACACCATACATTACACAGTCGTGGGCTAACTACACAGAGCCGGGGCAGTATCACCATAAACATGCTCACCCCAACAGCATTATCTCTGGCGTGTTTTACCCACAAGCGGATAGAGAATCAGACAAAATTTATTTTTACAAAGACGGTTACGAAAGAATAAAACTACCCGCTGCCGAATACAATCCGCACAACAGCGAAAGCTGGTGGTTTGAAACAGGTACTGGAGATTTGATTATTTTCCCGTCTCACTTGACGCACATGGTTCAGACCAAGCAGGGCGATGGAACTCGTATCAGTATTTCGTTTAATACGTTTTTAAAAGGTTACATAGGTTCAGATGAAAGTCTGACAGGTTTGCATTTGGGAGAAGAGTAATGGCGCACTTTGCGAAACTTGATTCAAACAACGTAGTTACTCAGGTTATCGTCATTGATAACAAAGACACAGCAGATGTTAACGGTGTAGAGAAAGAGTATATCGGTGCTGCGTTCTGTGAGCGACTATTTGGCGGTACATGGAAACAGACCAGCTACAACGGCAACAAGCGTAAGAACTACGCTGGTATCGGTTACAAGTATCACGCAGACATAGATGCATTTGCTCCCCCACAGCCATACGCAAGTTGGACGCTAGCTGCTAATGCACAATGGCAACCACCAGTAGCTATGCCTACAGACGGCACAATGGAAAGCCCTTACACATGGGATGAAGCTACGACATCGTGGATCCGCTTACCATCCTAGCAGTAGCAAAAACTGCAGCCGCTGCAATACGCAAAGGCTGTGAGATGTACCAAGAGTACAAAGCGCAGGGGATGGAACTAGTCGATGCGTATGGACAAGCCAAGGATGTCGTTGCTGATTTAAGCGGACACCTTGGCAATTTCTTTAAAGCACATGAGCAGTTAGAGAAGCACGTACACGAAGAAGAGCTAAAGGTAAAGAAGGCGCGTGACCCTGAGTTGTCTGTAAATCAGGAAGCTTTTAATAGAATCATGGCTCAGAAGGAAATGCAGCGGCTAGAAACAGAGCTGCGCGAGACACTCGTATATTCCGCGCCCCGAGAATTGGGGGCTATTTGGACAGAGTTTGAAGCAATGCGTGACAGGGTGAAAGCGGAACGCGCCGAGGTGCAGCGGCAGGAGTTATTAAAACAACAGGCAGCATCATGGCGACGGGCAAAGATAAGAAAGCAAATCCAAAGTCAACTGACATCCATTTTCGCAGTGCTGTTCGTGACAGGGTGGTTCTTATGGCTGATGATACTTCTAAGGACGAGCGTGACATACCGTGGTCTTTACTCATCGCCGTCATCGTTCTGTGTTTTGTGCTAGTGATTGCGCTCCCAGTTATGGGGATAATGTATATGGATATGAATAATGCAACATTAGCAGCAATGGAAGAAATACGCAAAATGCGTGAACTACGCGCCAAAATAATATTGGGGGAATAATGCTTACAGTCTTTTCAACATTTGTATCGTTTTTGATGGGCGGCTTACCCAAGATTTTAGATTTCTTCCAAGACAAGTCAGACAAATCGCATGAGTTAAAACTAGCTCAGATGCAGACGGAGCGTGAACTGCAATTAGCGGCGGCTGGGTACGTAGCACAGCAGCGCATAGAAGAGATCAAACTTGATGAGATAAAGACTCAATCTGCATCTGCGGAGAAAGTCTCGCTAATCGACGCACAAAAAGCGGAGATAAATGCTATATACGCGCACGATATATCGTTAAATGAAGGCACATCTAAGTGGATGAAAGACCTGAGAGCAAGTGTGCGCCCTGTAATTACCTATGGTTTCTTTTTCCTGCTGGTTGGTATTGACGCAGTAATTGCTTACAAGGGGCTTACAACTGGAGTAGATTTTGTTCAGTTAGCTGAACAACTTTGGGACGACGAAACTCAAGCGTTGTTCGCTGCAATTATCAGCTTTCACTTTGGTGGCAGGGCGTTTGGGAAATGATAAGCCCCAAAGCACTAAAGATGATTAAACACCACGAGGGGGTAAGGAATAAACCTTACCGGTGTCCTGCTCGACTTTGGACAATTGGCGTGGGCCATGTAATTCAAGCAGACCATGCAAGAGTGCCGTTTGAAGACAGATTAAGTTTGCCTTGCCCAGAAGGCTGGAACCGTGTATTTACAATGGAAGAGGTAGATGCCATACTTGCAAAAGACCTTGAGAGGTTTGAACGCGGAGTTCTTAAATATTGTCCTACTGCTGGCTCTAATCAAAGCTGGCTGGACAGTCTAGTCAGTTTCAGTTTTAACGTAGGTTTGGGGACGTTGCAACGTAGCACTCTGCGACAGAAGCACAACAGAGGCGATTACGCCGGTGCTGCTGATGAGCTATTAAAGTATTCTTTTGCTGGTGGCAAGGTTCTTAAAGGACTGCTTAATAGACGTAAAGATGAACGTGCTTTGTACTTGGGTGGATAAGAATGCCATTACAGAAATTACAATTGCGTCCAGGCGTCAACCGAGAAGGCACAACGCTCGCTAACGAAGGCGGTTGGTTTGAGTGCGATAAGATCAGATTTCGTTCAGGATATCCACAGAAGATTGGCGGATGGACTCCTATCTCCAGCAATACGTATGAAGGCGTTGCTCGTTCTTTATGGAACTGGGTAACTCTGCGCGGGTACAACCTGCTTGGTGTAGGAACAAACTTAAAGTATTACGTTGAGAGTGGTGGTGTTTACAATGACATTACACCTATCCGTGAAACGGCTGTACTAACCAATCCTTTTACCACCACAAACGGCTCTGCGGTAGTAACGGTTACTGATGCTGGTCACGGTGGCATTAACGGTGATTACGTAACTTTTTCCGGCGCTTCTACTGTAGCTGGGTTAGATCTCAACAATGAATACGTAATGTTCAATGTTGACACTAACTCGTATCAAATTACAGCGGCTACTGCTGCTAATGCAGATTCAACTGGCGGCGGGACTGTAACTGCGGCGTACCAGATTAACACTGGCTTGGCTACGTTTGGTTATTTGACTGGTTGGGGCGCAGGTCTGTGGGGCGGTTTTGTCTACGGTACAGCCCAGACTAAATTAAGCCTTGCTATAAATACAAGCAACACCACGATTGCAGTTAACTCAACTACAGGGTTTGCCAATGCTACTGGCACTCTGATGATTGGTAACAGCGAGCTAACTACGTACACAGGTAATACTGCTACATCGTTTACTGGTGCTACTCGCGGAGCCAGCGGGACTATACCTACGGCATTTTCTGCAAATACGGCTGTGTACAACGCCGCTACGTTTACAGGCTGGGGTCAGTCTGCTGCTTACGGTATTGCAGAACAACCGCGCTTGTGGTCAGAAGCTAACTACGGTGAGTTTTTGATTATCAATCCTCGCGGCGGGGCATTATATTTATGGGTGCCAGACTACAGTGGATCTGGCAACTTACAGTTTGTTAACAGAGCGCAATTACTTTCACCCAATAGTTCTGGCATATACGATACAGATGCTAACTGCCCGTCTGTTTGTAACTTTGTAATGGTGTCAGATGCGTCGAGGTTTGTGCTTACGTTTGGCGTTAATGATTACG